GCGTGTCGCTATCAGGATGCCATAGGTTCAGATTGTCCCATAACTTCCTGCCTTGATACTCCCCTGCAATCACCTCCAGCTCAAACTCGACGTAACGATTACCGTTTCGGCTCGTTTTTTCTGTCGTGGTCGTAATGACCGCTTGGTACTTGCCCTCTGGCAATACACCAACTGGACGCGATGCTTCGTACTGGTCTAAATCGAAATCGATGTTCACTGCTATTCTCCAAACTGAATTTCACTTGCAGGATCAACCACCGATGCGGCTACGCTGCCGCTTGGCTTGATCTCGTTTTTGGTTAAATACGGATAGAAGGATGCGATTTCCATCGGCACTTCATCCGGCATACCTAAGCGGTTTTTCGCTTCGATAGATTGCATGTTATTGCAGACGATGACGCGATCTCCCTTCGCTGCTACTGTTCGCTTCCCTTCGTCGGCCTTGCGTGCAATTCGACGATGCTTGCAAAACAGCACCTCGTCACACCATTCGCTCACACAAGCCGAGCCGACGCGATGCAATGCGGGTCGGTAGTAGTTGTATCCGTCCCCTTCCGGGTCTGCAAACTTGTCAATAGTCTCATGGCAAGTCAGCACGATGTTCCGGCCTTGTTTCCACAGGTAGGTCAGACCCGCGAATACGTCTTGCCATGATTTCGCTAGGGACTGATAGCCCTTACCAAAGCCGATGTCTTCAATGGTTTTCTTGCCGTGTGCCGAAGCAACTTCGAGCATCAGCAACTTCTCCAACCAATCGACTGTATCAATCACGATTGTAGCGTAATCGGTTTGTGGTAGCTCCAACGCTAGCAGCTGCTGAAACTCTTTGTAGCTGCGGATTACGTCCGTCGAGTCGCACTCAATATCCCCGATGCCGTCTTCCATATTCAGAAATAGCGGATGCGGAAACTGACTTGCAAGCGTCGATTTGCCTACGCCCGGCTCGCCGTAAATAAGCATCCTTCGTGATCTGGATTGCTTGCCTTTGTTAATCTTCATTAAAACCTTACCTCCTCACCGAACGCTTTGAACTGCTCGGTGTTCATGTCGTAGATTTCTTGCATGCCACCAGGATCGATTGCCGACCAATCAACCTTAAAACCAGCGTCACGCATGCTTTCAAACTCTTTGTTTAACGCCGCATCGCAAAGTTCTCTTGCGTGCGTTTGCGGGAAGCGACGGAATGTCATCGCTTGCCCCTCGTCGGATGTGACCTTGACCCAGAAGCACCAGTTCACTTCGCACCGTCGCTTTCTGTTGTCTCCGCAGCCGGAACCGCATCAAACTCCCTAAGTATGCTAGGCGTGAACGTCCAAAACTCGCCATCGAACTTCATGTGTCCACATGGAACGCCACCATCCTCCCTATCGTCAGTAATCTTGATCTCGCCATGAAAAAACATCAAATTGTCTTCCGCATGGTTTGCGTCGTTAAGACACTTGAGCACGTTGGCTAGCGAAACCAAGTCTTCTTCAAAGAAACTATGAACGTATACACCTTCGTCTTTTACTTCTTCAACCACCATCCTACTCACCTCCAATTAAAAACCACAGAACCACCGCGACCACGCTTAGCACCGCGCCAAGCTCGCAAAGGTCAGATAGCATCAAGCTCATCGTCGTCGAAATCCTTCTCTTCCTGCGTTCGCAAGTCTGCGTGCATCGGCAAGCACTTACGACCCCTCATTCCTTTATTCCACGACCTGCGAATCTCTTTCGATTCTTCCAGGTAACCTTCTTTTGCAAGTTGCTTCAAAACGGCGAACTTGCAATTGTTGCAATACTTCTCGTCGCGGATTCTTGGCTTAACTCCGCATCTGTCGCAAAGTTTTTCAGCCATGATCATTCGCAATCGTCGCAATGAGTGATTCCAGCGAACAGGATCGCAGCGACACCCGCCGCGAAACCTAGGCCGAAACAACCGAGTACCGTTAAGAGCAAAGCCATCTTCAAACCTCCAAAAACTGAATGTCATCAAACTCGAAACCGTCAAGGAACAATTCCTTGAACTTGATTTCAACAAACGTCGTCATTTCACCCGCCGTCATCCCCGCAGGAATTCCAGTCGCTATTGTTCGCGTCGATGTGATTATGTCGTCACCGTTGCGGATGTAGCGAACAAAGTAAAGCTCCACCGGCTGATAGATCCTCACCGCTCACCTCTTCGGATTCGCTCGCCAAGTTGCTTGCGAAAATCTTTCGGCTTTTCGCCTGTGATCCTTGCCGCCCGATCTAGGCAAGCCTCACCGACAAATTCCGAAAGCGTAATTCCTTCAAGCGATGCCGCTTTGCGGATCGCGTCAACCCATGCTGATGGCTGAGTTGTGTCCAGTCGTGCTGTGTCGCTCACTCTGTCACCTCCACGCCGAATGGGGTGCCATCCGCCTTGATGAACAACTCAAACATTTCCTGAAAGCTGTATTCGGCGTTTCCGACAACAACGGCGTCACTATCCATCACGCTGATGCGATAAATGGCGGACTCTACCGGCTTAGCACCTTTCCATCTCAACCGCTCGTCAAAAAACGGCTCAGCCTCCGCCGAGCCAGCAAACGGTCGGAACTGCTTCGGCTTTTCGATCTTGCGGATGACGGCGTAAACATTCACGGAACTAGATACTTGCTGCCATCGCTCCGGTTTTCCCGTGGCACCGACATACCAGTCTCCAAACATCAATCGACGAAATCCCACCAACTCCCACCCATCCGGCACGCCGGGAACATTCTTGAAACCTTCGCTACTCATCCTTCTCCCCTCTCCGAATAAAATCCAAAAACTTGTGAAGATCATGCGACGCCCTCGAAAGCGTCAAGCTCAACTCAATCATCTTGCCTAAGTGGGCATGTCCAACGTGATCGCCTTTTTGCGTGTCTGGCATCAGGTCGAGTTGCTGAGCGATTGCGTCGAGCAGCATCGACGCCGTGTTTATCTGTGCGTTGTAATGGTCGTGTATGCTCAAGATGCCGCTCCCACGCTGTAAACACCTCGGCAACGGCGAACATACTCAGCGGCACTCATCGCACCTCGTTTTTCTCGCAGTGTTGCAAACGCCGCTTTCGCTTCGCGGATAGTGCGAAACTCCACTTCGTGCCATACGTCGCCATCGCTGGTAATCTTAGCGACAATCTTAGCTCTGTCCGACCAACCGCCTTTGGCAAGCCGTGCAATCACCTTCAATGGCCCTCTGATCTTGTTGCCGTGCCGTGAAAACTCTTTGCCACAAATTACAACCCACTCGTTATCAAATTTCATCGCATTACCTCCCAAGAAAACTAAAGACTAAAACCAAGACCGCTTTCGCGGTTTCGCCGTTCCCGGCTCGTCAGTTGGCTTAGCGGGTCGCCTTCCGCGATTGCATCTCGTCTACTTTTTGCTCAACGTCGTAGAGGCTATGGAAAATCCGATTGTGCCCATCGTTGAAACACACGGAAAGAGCGTAGGAGCCATTACCAGTACCGATGATCTCGGATCGCTGAACGTGGCTCTTGAGCATGTTTGTTGCTGTCTTGATCGCTGCCTTGGTCATATCTTTACCTTTTCAAAACTTGAGAAACTTGCTAGCACGTGCTAGCGATGTACAGAGAATATCGGCAATTAAAAACCGCTGCAAGACTACTAATTTCAAAACTTAGTAGTTTTCGGTCAAAAAGTGCGTTTAACCAATGAAAACACTGGGAAAAATTTATTCCGCTGAGACAATTTTTTCGTAGACGCGATAGGCTTTGCTGTACTCAAGCCCCCACAACGGCCCGTGCTGTTGCGTGTTTTCCCACTCAATCCAGCTTGCGGCATGGGCGATTTCGTGAATCAGCGTATCTAGTTGCTCTTGCTCTGTGAGGCTCGAAGAGATGCGAATCAGGAAGTGATCCGGCATCCGCCGACAGTAGCCGCAAACGCTGCTAGAGACTTTGCACCTACGCACCGAGATTGACAGCGTAGGGTGTTCCGCTTTGAGTGCGTCACGAAGTTCGCAAAACAGGTCGTTACCCATTTTGTCACTTCGCTCGCATGTGATCGAATAGCACTCGTTCTGCTTTGCCATCCCAGTAAAACCGCAACCAGTGCGAGCCAAGCGGCTTAGGCCCTAGCATCCGCTCAACCTCCCATCCGCCGTAACCATCGCCCCAAGCATCCTTATATCCGGGACAACGAACGTGTAATTGCTCGTCGTGATAAACATTGCCATGTATGCTCAGTCGCTGTCTTGTGATCGTGACTGCCCATTCATCGTGAGTATGCCCGGTCAAGACGATCTCTGGATCCGGAGTCATGACCGCGATTCGGTTTGTTTGTATCGTGCCCCGCGTTACTGGCCCGCCTCCGCCCGTGCCGTGAAAGTGATAGAGCGTCACGGAGTCCTTGGCGCTCTTGCTGCCTTCACCAACGCGAAAACGGAAGATAACCCACCCGCCGTATCCGCTCGCTTCTGTGATGCCGCTATGGGCACGCAATCGCCCCGCTAACCTATCCGTCAAGTCGGTTTCGTGTGCCTTGGTTATCGCGGTTTCGTGGTTGCCTCTGCCCATCACCGCGAAGATGTCTTTGTAAGGCTTGTAGTACTCGTAGGCCGTGTCAACTAATAGGTCAAAGTAGTTGCTACCTTGATGCTCTGGTCGCAATGCTGACTTGTCTGCTCGTTTGTCCCAACGCCCTTGCATCGCACAAAACAGATCGCCGTTGTCGATGACTGGAGCATTGACAGCTAGGGCTTCGTCGAGGTGTTTACGCTCGAGAGTTTGATCGCACTTAGGGTTATCGTGGTGGACGTCTGACCGCAATAGCACCCACTGTTCCCAGTCTTTATTCTTGGTCAACTCGCAATTGATCTCTATCACGTTGCGTTGTAGTTTGTTGAGTCTCCAGCCCATCATTCCGCCTCCAGATTGCTTTAGCCTCTTCGATGGTCAACTCGGTTTTGCCGAGTTTGCGATTAACCCAGTTGTGTAGATTGTAGCCCCAAAGCCAATAGGCGTTTGGCGATGAGAAGTCGGGCGAATTGTCCTTGCAGTAGTCCGCAAAGTCTTGCTTGCAACTGCATCCAAAAGCCGGGATAAGTAACACCCAAAGTTCATGCCATTGCGGATCGCATCCTAGATAGCCGTGCTTCTTCGCCCATGCAAAGCGGCCTTGATTTACTTTGCGCTCCTCCCTGGCCTTTAGTTGCAACTCTGCCGCGTTGTCTGGGATCGTTGGTGCGGGATGCTGCGTCAAGGATTGCCTGTCGAGCTTTGGCGTGTAGTCTTCGCGGTTTACAAATATTGTCTTCATTACGGTATTAATGTGATCTTAGTGCGAAGGAACGGAACACAAATTGAACTCAGTTCGCGGGTCGTGTAGTTCTGCGTCAGTGAGTATGAATCAACGGTATCGTACCTAGACTGATACTTCGGTATCGCTGGGTCGTTCACGGCTGTTATGCAGTTCGCACAATCCCACCAGTTACACTCGTTGCGGTCTTCAGGGAATACGCATCCCTCTTGCGGGATTAACTGAAAGCACCCTTCACCCGATAGGAAATTAGAAGACTGCAACGAGTAAAAAACATCGCTAATTCCATCGAACGTCAACTGCCCAAGCGATGCACTTCTTCCGCTATACAAATCACCCTCAACGCCCTGTTGAGCATTGGTACACTCAACATTCCCAGCGATGTCAAATTCGCAAGACTCGTCTTCGCCGTATGCTATAACTAACGCGTTGACGCAGGGAACTCCAAAGTCAAGGCAGTAGGCGCATGTGCTTAAAAAAGCATTTGCCCTGCGTGTGCCAGCTTCGTACGGGTCAACGCTTGATCCAAAAGCGAAGCATATCGGCCCTGATATTGCGGAGGGATCGTTGGTTGAGCAGAATCCTATTTCGCCGCATGGCCACCCGTCAGACGGGTCAAATATTATTTCGTTTGGTATGTCTTCCGCCGTATCGTAAACCTTATACTTGACTAGCCAATATCTAACGGTATTACCGCCAGACCATCCGTTTGTCAAAGTCGCTGCGTACTGGCAATCCGGCTCCGGGCTGTGGGACGTTGGCGTAATGCAAACACCGCCATTTATCCCCTCGCAGCAAGCATGGACGCCAGATGTGGAGTAACTGTATGCAAGACTGTCGTACGTTGCACCGGATATAAAAATGTCGATTCCTTGAGCGACCTCAACGACATACTTACACTCAACGTCTCCTCCTTCTTCGCATATCATTTCGCGTTGATAAATGGCAACCCTGAATTCACTTCGGGAGTAATTCACTGAGTCCCATGCACCGATTCTTTTCTGGGCAGTTTTAATCACCGTTCCGCAATTCAAAACCTCGTCGCAAACATCAGCCGCGCTTACTAGCGGGAATTCATCGAGAAAGGAGCATGTATTATCTGTTTGCTCTCCGAATCCCATCGGAGGATCCATCACGTATTTCTTGCTCTTCGTGATCTTCGTTGACACCTGAACCGATTCATCGGCTTGATACATGAATGTCTTTCGGCATTTCGATGAGTAGCCTGGAGTTCTATACCAGTACGCAACGTTGCAGCAATCGCTAGATGAAAAACCCACCGTGACGCCGTCGATAGGCTCAGACGGAAACTCGTCGTAGATTTCCGTGTATATGTCGATCTCGACTTGCGATGCAATGTCTGCAAGTTCTTCCGCTGTCAAGCAGCATTCCGCGCACCCGCATTTTCCAAAACAACCCATCTAGCAAATCTCCACTGCGACCCACTTAGCATCGACCGGAAAGATCATCACTGTAGCATTTGCCGCAATCGGCGTTGCTGTTGGTGCCCACGCCGTATAGGTCACGCTTCCGCTCGTCCAGTTGCCTGATGCCGGTTGCTTCGCTGTGACCGTGCCGCTTAAATTCGCCGGTATGCCGCCACTTCCAGCGATGGCTAATAGAGGCGTTTCACATGCGATTAGACGAACGCAATCGGTTTCAACGTCATCTTCGCCGAGGTACGTAAAGACGCTCCCCTTGCCCACAGTGTACGCATCAGGAAGCGGACCGAATCTAGTGCCAGTTGTGTATGCTGAACCGTCGCTGATCGCTCGATAGATCGGCCCCCATTGAGCCGTTCCAAAGTCGTCCGCGCCAACCTCGTTCGGCCCGTTGAGCAGAAATGGCCCCATTACCGATTGGCTGTAGTCGAACGGACGCGTCACCTGCAAGTAATTGCGACCGCCGATCTCTTCGGTGCCTACGATCTGGATGCAACCATACGCGGGAATCGCAGTAGTCCCTTTGTTGACGAAGGATATCGGGGTCGGCGTGATCGGCTTCTCGTCCGACGCTCGGCCCTTGGTGCCCTTCTCGAAAGCCTTGGTTGCTTCCCATACGCGTTCCGCTTGACGCGGGGTGAAGTAGCCTACCTCCATTGCTTAGCCCCTTGTGTCGCAAAGGAGCGACACTTTATAGACCGCCGGAATGACCGCCGTGCCGGTTGCCGCATCGTTGCTAGCGATGGTTAATCGGCATTCGAGCAACTGCCCTGGATCGACTCCTGTTGCGTTGATCGTGAAGTCGTAGTTAGCCGCTGAGAGCGAATTCATGGAGGTTGATGGGCTTGTAACCAAGTCGCTTGACAGAGTACCGTCTGACCCGACGTAGGCTTCTAGGTCAATGGTGCAACTGGTATCGGCAACGGTCGTTTCCATCTTCGCACGGATACGAATCTGGATCGTCTGACCGTCTTCGTAGTTGGCGGGAATTGGCACGCTGAAATAGATTCGACGCGTAAGGCTTCCCGATGCTTTAACGTCACCGGCGGTGATCCGAACCGGATTAGTTCCCCAAGTCCCGGTTACCAGCCCCAGGTCATCGTTAGCCGCTGATGAAACTGGATTCGATGCGACCGCGTCCCACACTCGGAAGGAGTGAACCGGAACAACCGATTCAGCAAGCACTCTTTGGGCCATCTTGGTATAGGCGATATCCGCATTGCCTGCGATGGTGTAATTGGTGATCACCTCAGGCGGGAGGATGATTACTGTGTTTGGTATCGTCGTCATATTAAATAAGTCCTAGTGCGTTGAAAGGAAGTGAATCGAACTTCTTAAACTCTAGCCAATGGGCGGTTACTGGTTGCCCTGGCTCTTCGGTCTGGATCCTAAAGCCCTGAGCGTTAAGCAGCACGGGCTTCGTTACAGGCTCTTTGTTTCCGTCGACCGCTCGAACAATCCGCGTTCCCGCGTTGCCCGGCCCTGACAATTGTACACGCTCATAGAATCCTTCGTGTCGAACTCTCGAGTACCAAGCCCGCTCTGGAGTCGTGCGATACGGAAAGCGAAACTGAATCTGTGCCGTGATCTCCCAGTATGCCTGCTCCTTCGTGGTCACGTTCGACGCAGAGAACTTGGTGATCCGTGCCGTGCCCGGCGGCCATCCTAAGAACAGGTCGGAGTTGACCGCACGTCGGTATCTTGCTTGAACGTACGAGTTAAAGATGAGCATGTTTCGCTTGATCGTTACAGTCTGATCTGGGATCGGCACCGTTACGCCATCGATAGGCTCGCCGTTGACCGTCTGGATAGGGTTGCCGTCCCAGTCTTCATCGATAGCCTCATCGGTTTCAACATCGTCCCAGTCGATTCTAGGCGGTGCCAGAAGAGGATTATCTGTACCGCCATCAGTGAGGCTTGCAAGTTCGCCGTTGTAGTCGTACGTTACGATCCAGTAGATGGGGCTTACCCGTTGCGTATTGACTCCATCGGAGTACACGTAAGGATAGTTCGCTGAGTAAATCGAACCCGACGCGGGGAGCCTGTCGTCGTTGAAGATGTCGTACTCGACCGCCTCTGGCTTCGTGACAACTTGAAACGCTCGTTGAAACTTTACCGTCAGTTTTCGGAACTTGTCGGTAAGTCTCTGGTCGTACGTTGGACGCGACCACATTTCAGTGACTTCCAAAACGTTTGGGCTTTGCATGGCTTAGACTCCGGGGCTTTGGAATTCGATAATGGTTGTCGGCGGTTGCAACTTGTCCTTCAATGCGGTGATCGCCTCGGTGACTTTGTCGAGTTTACCAACCGTTGCTAGCGTGTTCGCTTCGATCTTCTTTTGCGAGTCGTCAGCCTTGCCCCTAGTAAGCAATCGCGATTCCTTTGCTGCTAGGTCAGGGGTGCTTATCGTCGCTTTCATTTCCTTCTTTTTGGCTGCTTCTGCGAACTGTGCTTTAGCTGCTGCGATTGCCAAGGCGGTGTCTTTATCAAGCCCTTGCTGCTGGAGCCTAAATGCTTCCGCTGCTTGCTCGCCTTGCTCCAAGAGGATCTTCTGTTCTTCGAGTCGCTGCAATTCACTCTTGCCTAAATCCGCGATTCTTTGCAGTCGTGATTTCTCTTCGTCTTGGGCTTTCTTCTTCGCCGCGTCTTTGTCCTGCTCGGCCTTTAGCGTCTTCTCGGCGAACATGATCCGCTTGATGTCAGCATCGCCTAGCCCCTGATCTTGCAGTTGTGCCCGCCGTGCTTCTTCAGCACTCTTAGTCAGTGCAATGTACTGGTAGCTAACGTTGCGAAGCGTCGATATGGTTGATTGATCGATCTGTGCTTTCTTCGCTGCCGCTGCATCTTCTGCGGCTTGTTGCTCTTTAATGAGTCGCACTTGCTGAGCATGGGCACTGTATTTTTCACCAAGTTGATTCTGTTGATTGCGTAAGGCCGCCGCAATCTCCATGTACTTATTCGCTTCGTTCTGCAAGTCAGCAATGACCTCAGGGCCTTGCTTGCTTGCTGTTGCCTTTTCCGCTTGATCGCTGTAATACTGGAAGGATGCGACCGCGTCATCAACTTCTTTGCCGATAGACTTAAACAAATCAACCGCTGCTTGTTGTTGCTTATTCGGATCGCGGATTAACGTAAGGTCTTCGAGTTGATCGCCGAACTTGATACCAGCAAGTTTAATCATGTGGTTGGCGAAGTTCTCCGATTCTTTCGCCGCTGCTTCCATGCGTCCAGCAACGTCATCGATGCCGAATATCATCTCACCGATTGACTTGCCGAATTGGACGGACATAACGCCGACCAACGCAACCAATCCGGTCTTAAACGCCATCGCACCCGCGCCGCCTAGTTTCATCACTTCCGAGAATTGGCCTATCTTTTCCGTGATACCTGCAACACTCTGTGCCGCTGTTGCAAACTCCGCACCGCCCAACTGACCCGCTAAGACTCCAATAAACTCCGTAGACGCTTTCGCCTTCGATCCGACTTCCTTAACACCGCTTACCGCGTTTTCAATATTCTTCGCAGCGTAGACCGCTTTTGCGCTTGCTTGATCTTCGGCTTGGATCAGGATTTTTACGGCGTCACCGGCCATTATTCGCTCTCCGCTTTAATCCTGTTTTCTTCGTACTTCAAAATCCGCACCGCATCAACAAAGGAGGCTGATTGATCGAGACTTCCACCTGCTACCGGCGGCAAGCCTTCGTTGAACAAATCAGCCATCGAAACAAACTGGCCGATACTGTCGCAGTATCGATTCGGGCATCCTTTTAAGATCCAACTTCCATTTGTGCATTCGTCGCATCCTGTGCCGTTACACGCTGGGCATTCGATCTCAATAGGCTCCGCGTCTGTTCCTTCATCCTCGCACTTCTTGTCGCTGCATCGTCGGCAAAGTTCTCCCTGCCTAATCAATGCCGCGACTCTCAGTCTTTTTTTTCGTTGGTGTCCATTCGCTGATTGTACGCCACCTTAATAAGCAACTCTCTCGCCTCCCGGTACGTCAATAGGTTGTCAAGGTCGTCGACAACAAACGGACGCTCGACGTTTCTCCATCCGACAACAACCCGCTTTAATTCGCTGATTGTCACGTCGAAGATTTCGTCGATTGAATGCTTTTCATCGAGTAGATCAACCGCTTGAAGTATGCTGCGCTGCCCTCGCATCGATTGCGATAAGCAGACGAATACTGGACGCGTCTCGACGGGCTTGCTCTGGTCGGCATCGAGGCACACTTCAAAGGTCTGATCTGGCTCTAAGAAAATCGGCATTGCTGATCCTGGTTAGGTTGCTGCTGTGAAGGTGATTGAGCATTCTTCGTCGACATTGGAGCCGTTGCGATTGGCTTGCCACTCGATTTCATCGACAACCAAGTTCTCCCGGTCTGCTTCTTGCAAACTGATGATCTGTGCCTTGGGTGCCGTGAATGTCATAACGCTGTTGGTCGGCCCGTCGAGCGACCACGTCAGCGAATGCTCGGACATATCCAAGAGTTTACCGTATCTGTCTTGAGTAGCAACCAACTTGGACTCTGGGTTGCCCGTGATCCTAACAACTCGATTGGTGATTAGACCGGCAAGGAAACCTGATACGTCCGAAGGGTCTTCGCGTAGGATGACGGTATTGCCGCTATCGAGCGTGACATTCTCCACGCCTAGAGCAACGCTATTCCAGGTCGTTGTCGAGGATGCGAAGCGAAGCGACTGAGCCGAAGGATAGGTCGGTGCGAGGATCGCGGTATCGGTCGGACTCGACCAAACGCCGGTAAACTCGAACTCGAAGAACGCCGCCTTGCCTGTTGGGCAGTTCAGCTTGAAGGTGCCTGCACAACCGCGTAGCAGTTTTCGCATCCCGTCGATGTAGACGCCAATCGTTAGCGTCTTGACGTTACTACCTGGTGCTTCCGTTCGAGGTGTGAAGACTTGACCGCTTTTGACCCATCCGCAAGCGGGTAGAAATGTATCCGCCCAACTTGGTTCGGTTGCTGTTCCGTCCCAAGATGCGTCGTGCTTAAAAGTCACCTTACCGCGATACCCGCCCGGTACGCTTGCACGCATTCCGAAAGCCGCTTGGCCTTCCCGCGATTCAAGCTCCGTTTCAGTCTGGATTGCGATGTCGTAGCAGTTAAACGCGGCATCCGACCCGGTCAGGCTCATCGCTGTACCTGGAGTCGTTTCAATCGATGCTGCCAATACTCGCTTGCGTTTTAGTAACGTCATTTTGTTTCCTTTATTGATTCAATGCCTTGAGTTTGATCTTACCTTGTGCCGCTAGTATGACGTCACGCAAACGGCGATTGACTTCTATTGGGAGTCGCTCCCGTGCTTTATTTTCCGCAATCTTGCCGATACCGCCTCGAATGTAGTAGTCACCGGGCTTCTTGCCCTTTACCTGCCGAAGCGTACGTCGATTCGTTTCGTCGGCCGTGTATACATTACCTCGCCAGTTGCGAGCGATGAAGCCATCTAGTACGGTCGTCCATCCGCCGCCCATGTCAGGCTTGTAGACGACGCCGCTAGACTTGACCTTGCCCTTTCGCTTGCGAGTGTACGTCTTTGCTTCGTGATACTTCGCGGGGAATGGATAGCCTTCCCACAGTCCGATGGTTGCTTCAGCCCGCTTCGGTACTGCTTTGTTTTTCTGGCGTATCGTTTTCTTCAACGTTGCCGCTTTACTGATTGCTTTGCTGTTGCCTTTGTTCATCGATGACAACTTGAGGTTAATCATCTTGCCTACTACCTGAGCAACCTCGACGCGTACGCTCTTTGCTGTGCGATTAACCGCCGTTGCCAACACTCTTGGCAAGTGTATTTGGAAGTGACCCAAGTTGGTCTTCATTTTCTTTAGCGACTTCGCGTCGATGGATATCTTTATCACGCTCGTAGCTCCGTCATGTCGTCTTCGGAAACTCGGTAGGTGATGTTCAACGGGATCTGTAGCCCGTCCATCCCGCCATCCGCCTGGATGTAATTGACCGTCTGCCACTGGGCATCCGTTGCATAGCCTCCAAAGGTATGCCAAGTCGAGGAACCCGACGCGACCGCCTTGATGACGTCCGCATGAAACGCATTGAGCAGCGAATCTATTGCGTCCGTGTTTCGCTCGTCCTGCATTACATGGCAATGAATAAGGAACTGCTGGCGGTATGCGTTTGATGGAGGCTCGCCTGGCCTGTCAAGTTCCGGCACTCTTTCAGGCTGTCCTTGGGTCAAGACGATCTGGTTGTTTCTCGGTGTGAAGTCTGCGAATCTAGCCGGTCGTTGCACTTCGCAAATTTCAGTTTGGTAGCCGTTGGCCCCGATCATTGCATCGAGGCGAGACTTGAGTTCAAGTGCTATGGATTCGACAACTGCTACCGGCATTCTAGGACTAGCATCCCTTCGTCGTGACTCAACAGTTTTAGTATCGATCTTCGCTTCGGTGCTTCACCTACGCGATTAGGAAACGCCAATTCATCCCCGCCTAAGTTTATCTCGTCGCTTGCAATCCCGCTCGACTGATCGTTGGCAACGTGTACCTCAAAGAGAGGGTAAACCACGTTTCCATCCTCAGGCAAGACGCCGAGTGCTTCGCGTATCACAACCGCCTTGATCTCCCTGGATCGACCGTTCTTTTTGTAGTAAACAATCGATTCAGCGAAGTCGTCAGCGTTGCAAAATACGCTCTCGGCATCTTGCTTAATCAGGTCGTGAAGCGTCACTTACTAGGCTCGCTTGCAAGTGATCTTGACGTAGTCAACAACCACCGAATCCACGTTTGTATTCGCGGCCTTCTGGAGTTGGATGATCGGCTGCAACCCAGAGCTATAGCCGCTCATATCGAAGGTCGTGCCGGTTGCGACTCGACGTCCATCGATGTAAAACTTGACGTCTTGCTTTCCGCCGGTGAAGTCGATCACGAATTCCTTGTAGGTCGTGCCCAATGTCGTCCCGCTGGAAACGTCGTCGTTATCCCGCGTCCCGTCATCAGTCTCGACATAGACAAGGCTGGTGCTATTTGCACCTTCCATGCGGAACCATGCGTTAGCCGCTACGCTGTCGGCCGTATCGTTACGTGCCGAGCCGACACCAAAGCAGAGAATTGATCCGCTGGTAAAGGTTGCTGCACCAATCTTCACTCGCATCTCGACTCGCTGAATCAAGTCGATGTCGAAGTCCAACGCATCGCCGAAGTGCGGACAAACGTTTTCGATCTCGTTCGTTGCCGCTAGGGTAGCGGTAAGTTCCGAAGTGCCCTTGGTGTAAACCGGCGCACCCGATGCGGAAGTGTCATCGACTAGCCAAGGCGTTGCTGGATCCGCCGAAGTTGGAAGCGTTGCGACCGCTCCGTTGAAGTCGTCGTAAAAAATCTGAAAGTCTCGAATGTCACTCATCATTAATTCCTTTGCTTTGTTTGTTCGTTTGAAAAAAGGCCCCAACCCAATCGAGCCGGGGCCGTGTGTCATTCAGGTAATCGACTACGCAGAGCGATTACCGAAGATGCCGCGATGATCGATTACCGCTGTACCCATCGTCTGGCGGATCTTGTAGAGGTACACGTCGCGGGACATGTCCCAGTCGTTTTCCAGCACTGGGGCCTCTTCGCCACTAAGGAAGGTCAGTTCCATCGTGTCGACTTGCGAATTGTCGGCGATTGCGTACCAGTTGGTCGAACTGTTCGCATCGAGCAATGCCGTAGCAACAACGGTCAGCGGTCGAGTCCCGTTGATGCCGTAGAGGCTGGTTACTCCCTCGTTTCCGTTCGACTGTGCAAAGGATTGGCTGTTGACAATCCGCGATGCAGTCGCTGCGTACTTCTGAGGAACCAACAACACCTTCGGCGAAAGGTTCAGAACCGATCCCCCAAGGCCCTTTTGCTTGCTCATCAACTCGAATGCTTCGTCGAGAGTGGTTTCGCTTGGAGCCGCTGGGCTGACTGCGGTAATGTTCGATCCGCTTGCGTGCGAAGCAGAGAACAACGCCAAGCCATCAGGCATTACAGGATTACTCAAAAACGTGTCGTAAACGAGACGCTCTTGTGTACGTCGAGCCGCTTGCCCTTGCATTGCAGGGATGCGAGAGAGTGCATCGAGGTCGTCGTTGATAACGGTCTCCCAAGTCACGGTGAATTCAGCACCGAACTTGTCGACCTTGTACGACTTCTTCTGATCGCTCAAGCCCTTTTCAGGGTAAGCCTTGCCCTCTGGTACCATTTCCAAGTTTGGATACTCGGAGAGTTGCGTCCGGTTGATCTGCTTGAAGTCATCCACGCTAGCCGCTTGCCGAACCCACAGAGCCCAAGTGAATGGGGCCTCGTCGTAAGCCGCTCGGAGAGTCTTGTTAACCGCGTCTGAGAGGATGTTCTGGAAGCTTCCGGTCGTGTGATACGCATCGGATCGGCGAACCTTGAGACGATTAAACGTCCCGGCGTGACCCATCGCCATTCGTGCTACGTCGCCCTTGGTGTGCTTCAATGGGTCGATGCCCATTCGACGTACGCATTCTTCGGCAAGTCGGTACAGTCCGACATTGCGAAACTCAGCATCGCCTTGGGCAGTCGGTGCCTTGGTGCGTTGGATGTTCCCTTGGAAGCAACGTTGAACCAAGCCAGCCTTAGCGGCTTGTTCAAACTTGTCGTGTTCCGATTCAGTAACCGTGACGCTGCTGCCAATTGGTTGATTAGCCATCTGTCGAATAATCCTTTGCTGAGCGTCTTCCAGTGAACAACCGGAGTCAACCAACTCGTCAGCAAAGGTACGCTCAACCTTCGCTAGTTTGGCCGCTGCGTAAATCGATTTCTTTCGCTCGTCGATTGCTTTCAGTTGTCGAGCAACTTCGCTCTCGACTTTGTATTCCGCTCGAGCAACCTCAGGCTCTTTAGGCATTTCGCCTTCCGCCCTTGCCGCTTCTTCGGTTGGCTTGTCCATGCCTTCCATCAACTCGACTTCGAGTTCTGGTTTTGCCATGTGATCGGCCATCCACTTGATGATCTCGTTCGGATCGGTCATACCTTCGGGTAGACCAAGAGACGAGAGTTGAGCCATCAATTGCTCATCCATGCCTTCCTGCCTTTCTGCTTGGTCGTAAGACCGTCTGACCGTGGAATTAGGATCTGCACCCGTTGCGCAGATACTCGCGTTGTGAGGCTCCCAAGCGGTAACAATCTCCGCTGGCCCTTCAACTACAACGCCACGTTTCGTTGTGTATGCTTGCCCTTCCGGGATGTAGATGCGATTGAGGATTACCGCATCGATACTGAAGTCATTCAGATGCCCCTCTTGGTATCGAGTCGCTACGACTTGGCTCTCTGGATCCGATGCGAACGAAGGATCGCCAACTAGCTCGCCATCCTGGATTTCGATATTGCGAATCGACCCGAAGACATTGCGGACAGTTCTATCGTTGTGTGAGTCGACAATGGGCAATTGATTCTTTGAGTTGCGAAACTGGACGCCGTCCATTAGCAAGACTTGACGAACCATTCGACCGCGTTGTTCGTCGTAAATCTCAATCGGGGTCTCGGTTGCAATAACCGCTCGACCGTCTTTAGGTGCCGCGAATGCTCGCTGAATCTTTGGGACTGCTGCGATACGCTCGACTTTGTCTGCTGCTTGCATTTGTCGTTGCACCTTTTCGCTCCAAGTTTTTCCAGCGTCTCCGCCCCATAACGCCCACGCAATCCGACCGGCTGATGGAAATCCCTTTTGGCCTGGCTTCCAGCCTTCGCCCTGCTTGTCTACTTCGTGTCTTGCGAAGTAACTGACCATGCGACCGATGGTATCTGGACTCATCGCTTTGCCGTTGCTCAAGTCTCTAGCTCTTGCAACGCCAACCGGAGTTCCTCCGCGATTGTGTTCGCGTCTCCACTCAAGGCCCTGCTTAGCCTCTTCGCGTACGCCCTCAGGTGGAGTAAAGTCAATGTCGCCGTACTTCGCTCGTTCGATCTCTTCCGCTGCGTACAATGCCGCGACCTGATCGCTAGCCGCATCCTCCGAAGCATGGCAACCCATTAACTGGGCTGTATCGTCTTTCACGACACCCCACGGACGCGATATAGGGCAAGCCTTGGTTTGCTTCGTGCTATAGGGCACTGGCTACCTCGCTTACAACCTCTTGCGTCTGAGGCGATGGAGTAGCCGACTGAGCCGCACTGATTGCCAGTTGCTGTTCTTGTGGCGTGAGCAACCCAAGTTTCTTCTTCAGGTCTTGCTCTTTTTTGCGTTGGTAGAACACCGCTCGCCATGATCGACCACGGGAACCAAGTTCCGTCTGGTAGTCCGACATGAAAGAATCGATGGCATCCTTTGCCGATGCCTGTTCGGTCTGAGGATCCACCCATTCCCATTCAGGGGTCTGCCACTCGACCGGGCTTGCTTTGCGTCGATCTGACAGCAAGTCAATCGGAGTTGGAAACCCTCGAGTTCCGCTGATCGATGCCGCATCGAAGAACGCGTCCCAAGTCGGCTGGAGCATGTGCCGAATCAAGTATTGCTGCCAACAACGGAACCGCCTTCGGTCTTCGAGTTGACTCGTACGGCTCGAACTGTAGGACGTCTGCGAATAGTCGCGGGCTACAGTCTCGTAAGACAATCCCGTGCCCACCGCAATCTGCCGAAGGATTAAAGCAATCCAAGGCTCCGCACCTGTTGCCGGTCGGCCTGGATTGATACCCTCGACGCTTTCGCCTGGGTTAAGCTCCATCACCATGCCCGGCTCGATGTATCGCTGTTTATTACCCGCTGAATCGACAGGGCTTCCGCCGTCTGGATCGGCAAGATCACCCAAGGGAGTCTCGGTCTTAATGGCAACCGTGAAGCATGAAGCAACCGCAGATGCTTGCAGTTCGTTATCTAGGTACGTGCCCAAGTCACGGATAGCCGCGACCACCGGAGCAAACCACGATACGCCCCGCGTCTGCCCTACTCGCTCCCGGCGGAATAAGTGCATGATCTCCGACGCTGGAACTCGTTCAGGCTCTCTTGTGTAGGAGTAGGGTTGCAATGGGTGATCGGGATAGATCCAGTAAGCAACTGGACGACCCGTATCGTCGACCTCGACCCCGCGAATGATGCGGTTTTCGCCGTTGGCGGTGAGTCTCGAAGCGTAGTTATCTTTGTCACCTGCTAGCCGGTCTGCTTCGATGATCTCCAATGCCAATGGGACTGGTCGATAGATGCCGCGATACACGCTTCCAGGCGTGCGAATCTTTCGGATGAGGACTTCGCCCGCTTCAACAACTTCGCGTTGTGCGATGGACTGGATTTCCTCTAAGGTGTACTGGCCGTTGATGTCGCAGACTTCGCACCATTCCGACCAAACGCTATCACGCCGGTCGTTTACCTCTTCGATATCATCGCCTGCGGGAGTCTCGAAAACCGATTGAGCCTTGATGCCGCATCCGACTACGGATGAAACGATGGTATCGACTACGCCCCAAGCGTAGGCATTGTTGCGAACGAGTTCCCGCGACCACGCTCGAAGCCGATCCGCTCCAAACGGGCCGAGTAACTCGGTGTCCGCTGGTTGATTCTTTGGAGTGCGTCCGCTCGATACTCTCGAAGGCTCCGCCCCTAGATAGGATCGCAATACCTTGCGGGCTTGCATTCGTCTCAATGCTCGAAGCGGGCTTACTGCCTCAATCGCTTTGTCGATAAGCCTGGTAATCATCGGCGAGACCTCGACATTTTCGCAAGGCTGATACCGCCGCTCGAAGTCTCTCGGTTGACTTGTTGCTGTAGTTGCCGACGCTCTTGAAGTAGAGTACCCAGGTCAAGTTTTGTAACCGTACGCGAACCAATCGAATACGAAGACGCCCCGCCTGTAAGCAGGGCTTCGATTGCTGCGTCAATGAGTGCAAGTAGACTCGCCGATGTTGCCATGTGCAAAGGATTGCACGACAGCTTGACAATCTCAATTCCCTATGGCTGGTAGTTACCACGTAGATGGTAAACCGGTGGCTATTCTTCGACCTGCTTGTACAGATACCCGCAAGGCTTCCATCCGCATCGTATGTATCGAGTATTGCCCTTCGTGCAATACACTCGACTGTAACTTGATCGCGTTGGCCTCATTGCTGTGCATTGAACGCAATCACGAGGGCGAAATCTCGGAATCGTCTCGGATATCGACTCTTCCTCTTTTGTTAGCGGGCTTATCTCTGGATGCGGAACTTCCTGTGGGTTGCAATCCTCCAGCGAGTCGTATGTGATATTTCCGTCCGCATCGTAGATTCTCGTGCGTGAGGCGACATCCTCGACAGGATCATAATCGACGCACAATCCACCTTTGTACGGCTTCTTTGCTTCACTAAGCGACGCTCCGTCACGGAGTGCGGATTCGCGTTCGGAAATGATCTTGCTAGATGAGTACGCTGTGGTTTCCGCTGCCAGTTCTTCCATTGTCTTGTCGCAACCAACCGCATCAGCAATTGTTTGTAATTGCTTCTCGATTGCTTCGCTCAATTGCTCAACCGCTGGAATCTGCTTCTTACTCTTTGCCATCCTAACTCCTCCTCTTTGGTATCCATCCGCCTTGCCGAGTCTTGAAGTTACCATGCTGGTATCGCTTCGGTTGTGGCTTTGGTTGTGACTGCTTTTGATCGCCGCTTACCGTCTTCGGCTGAACCTCAATCTCTGACGGTGCTATTAGTTTAACACCGCACGCCTCGCCCGCTGCTGCTGCCATGTAGGTCGCATCGAGCCAGTGGTTGTTAGTGTCCTTGACGCTCCAATATGTCTTCGCCCCCTTGCCCTCGGTAAACTTCGTGACTAGCTCTTCCGCTGCGATATGCTGAGCGTATTGGCTGTGCCGTTGGTTTTCGTCGAGGGAGAAGAGTGAGAGTGATCCACGCCGAACCATGTTGGATTCATCGAAGGTCGGAGTCATAAATCGCTCGTGAACGAACTGCTTCCAATACGAGGTATCAAGCTCGTAAAGCCACAACCCGCCGTTTGGTAGTTTTGATGCGTGCAAGTTGTCGCCTGCAATGCAAGTTGTTGTAGACTTGGTTTTTCGATGATATGGGAATTGGCCCTTTGAAGCGTGAAAGATACCACCGACTTCGCGTACGAACTTGTACGGGGCATTCGTAAAAGCACCCGAATCGACGAAGCAGAAGTCGACCGCCCGTCGCGTCCCTGTTGCGTCAACAAACTCACGACTTAGTAACTCATCTCGCCAGTTTAGGAGTGCGTCGTAAATCATAGGCTCGGATGCTTCGTGATCCATGCTCTTATCCGTGCCGTAGACTTGAGCAATACCGTAATCGACGACAACACCGCCTGCTCCGTGCCACCAAGCCGTCACAACCCAATGGCAATTATACTTGCCCAAGTCGATTGCCGCTGTGAGTGCAACCGTGTTGGCGGGTAGTTGTCTTCGTGCGAATCCCGATAGACGCGACTCAACCAGGGCCGGAGTGATCCCCAATCCCATCGGCCCCGCTTCCTCTGGTGGATCGTTATCAATCTCGGTCGATACCGCCTTTGCTCCGACGTCTGCAACGCGGTTGTAGTAACTTTGCACCGCTGATAGCTCCATCGGCTCGCCGTCAGCGTGCGTCTTGCGACTGAATGAGCATTGATTCGAGACAACGGAACCGCGTTCAATCTCTTCTCGATTATCACGCCAAAACGCGAAGGCTTCCCGTGCATCAGGATCGTCGTCTTTGCGTCCGCGTCTTAGGTCGATGTACTTCTCGACCAAGTCGAGACGGTCAGGGGCTTTGACTAACTTTCGATACCGCTTGCCCCTCCAAGATGGCTTGCGTTTAGGATCCGTGTAAGTGTACGCAATGCACTTTCTGTTTTGGATGGTGCATAGCATAACGCGGGGTATTCGCTCCGATGACTGACCTAGCCCGGCGATATCCTGCTCGATGATGTCGGTATTCTTTGTTACCTGTGCTTCACTCGCTGCCGCGTCTCGGTCTTCGATGTCGTCGATGATCGCAAGCGTAGGCCGTTGGCTTCGGTATTTAGTACCGCGGATCGCTCCGTCGATACCCAACGAGTAAAGCACTTGCCCATTCGACGCGGGCTTGATCTCCTTCGGCCATCCTGATAACTGATCCAGATCGATTGACGGGAAAACAAAGAACTCAGGGCCGATGACGATGTTAGTTGATCGTCCGCCAACGGTCTGCATTCTTCCGCGACTTGACCACGCTCCAACCGCTTGAAACGGGATGCCGATCTCTGGATAGTCTGCAATGAAAACTTCGTTCTGTTGCAATTGCTCAACAACGTCGCGGACTTCCTTCTTTGCCTTGTCTGCATTCTTGCCGATCACTACCGGGAAATGCGACAAGCCGCGAACCATTAGGAATAAAGCCGTGAGAATGGCAAGCGTAGTCTTCCCCTCGCCTCTAGGCCCTGCTATCGCTTGGTCGCCACCGTAGCAAGCCGCATCGATGATCGACTTGACCATTGCTAGACGATCCTCAGTCCAAGCCTCAAAGAACTTATCCGCAAAGTACGTCGACAACCACAAAGAGCAATCAGCCTCGCACCGCAGACGACGCGAAGGATCAGCGGGAGGCGGGATGACTAGGTCGCGTAACTTAGCCCGCTTCGCTTCCTTCCTCGCTTTGTCCGCTTCCGCTTCCGTCATCTTCGGCTTGTGTACCAACGATGCCGTTGTCGGATGCAATCCTAGCAAGGTCTCTAGCTGAGACACGCTGAGCGAGTTCAAGAAGTTGAAGCCGTCGCTGTTCGTCTCCTGCACGTCGCTTGTCCTCTAGTTCTTCTCGTTTGCAATCAATCGCATCAGCCGCAATCAATACCTTTGCGGCATCGACACATAAATCAGGATCCGACAAACATTGCATCAACGCTTTCTTGATCGCTTCTTTGTCTACCTGCCATCCTTCGCGGATAGCTCGCCCAACTAGCCGAACATCGCTCGTTTTGTTGATCTCCAATCAAAACTCCCCCTTTCCCCCACAAGTGGCAAGCAAGCAAGAATTTCATCAGGTTTTCTGTGCGAAAGGTCTGCGTGTACCATTTTGAGACACTTTGGGAGTACCTTGAGTATGGGGGGCCGGTTTTTTTATCATGTCTGCTTCTCCTGCCACTCGGCATTCTTACCGCTTTTAACCCTCGTAACCTCAACGCCTGATGCTGAAACAATCTCGACCGACCAATCATACCAACCCGGTCTTAGATCGCCTGTGACCGTCTTAGCAACATCGAACGATAGTATCACGTTACCGCTTCCGGCATCCGTTACCGTGCCTGTAGCGATGAAGGAATTGACGCCCTGCTCATCCTCGAATCGCATACCAAACCGACAAGACGCCGTAGCCGCAACAAATCCGGTAGGCAAGGCCACTGTCCAACTAAAGGCTCTGCCGTTAGCCGCTAGGTAGTCGTCACCGATAACCAACGGGCTAGTAATCTGGCCGCTTGACGTGACTGGTAGAGCCGTGTAAACCGTGCCTGATGTGATCAGGTCGGTCTTGTCTTTGATCGCATCCAGAACGCCTTCGCTTGGCAATGAGATAACGCCACTCGAATTGAATCCAAGGATACTCCGAATAGCCGTCCTCTCATTTGACGTCCAGTCAGTCCCACCACCACCGCCACCGCCGCTCGGAGCATTTTCAAGAGCAATAACGTCAAACCTAAATTGCCCGGATCCATCGCTCTCGATCATCGAGTCCAATCGCGTAAGAACCTGCAACGTACCAACCGCCGTTGCGATCTCTGTAGCCGCATCCGCTGCTAGCACCCGTGCCGATAATGCACCCGTCGCAAAGGCATCCTCAGCGATAACGCCCGGCTGGAATTCGTGGATATCCGCTGCGACGTGATGGCTACCCGTTACCGCAACTGATCGCTGCGTTGACGATCCTATAAGCACCTGCTTGCCGAAGGAATCGGTAGGCCAAGTAGCCGTAGTAAGTTGCTGCCAAACAACAACGCCGATATCGTCAATCAATCCGTTTGCGTTGAGTGCGTCCGGCCCAAGTTCATCGACGACATCAACATTCGTGACGTTCGGTATCGTTACGCCTGTCTGAGTAGGCTGCAGCAGCACTCGTCCGGTTCCATCGATGCTCAATGTCGAGAAGTTGGAGGGGAACGACTGCGTCAGGCTGTAACCGCTCTTGTCGTTGTTGGTGCTAACCGTCACTCCGTTAGTCACGCTTGTGACCGTAGGTATCGTAACGCCTGGCTGAGATGCCGCTAGCGTTACGCCACTTGCCGAAGTAATGTTCGTAGGACTTGCCACGGTCGCTGGGAATGTAGCCGCCAGGAATCCCGTTGGCTGTGTGTACGTTGCCATGCGACTCGTTACCG